CCGTCTTTATAGATCTGAAATACTGTTGGTTTAATTCCACGTATTATCTTCCACTTAGTATTACTAATCTTGAACTCAATTTCAACTAAGCAATCTTTTTCATTGACTGAATTTATAAGTTGAGGTTTATTAACCCCACGATAAGATTTTCCAAATAAAGAAAAAGTAAGGGCATCAAGCATTGTACTTTTACCAGCACCGTTGTTGCCAATGACAAGAGTTGTAGATGCTGTTGTAAAATTTATCTCAGTAAACTGATTGCCTGTACTAAGGAAATTTTTATATCGAAGTTTTTCAAATAAGATCATTATCTTCTGGCGGTATTACAAGATCATTTGCAGTGATTATCGTATAGTTATATTGATGCACTTCACATGTTTGTATCATCAACTCATCATCCACCTCAATAACACATAGTTCTGGATAGTCTTTGTCCTCTAGCATCATGGCAAATCTTTCGGCATCATCCTCTTGCTCAAAGATGTAAAGAACTTGATCCCCATCTTCGTTTGTTACTGAGTATGCTCCCTCTTGTTCTTTACCAGCTAAAGTAAGAATAAACATATTATACCAATTCGCAAGCCTCTTTGTAAACCTGATGGATTATTTTTTTAATTTCTGGTTTATTTATTGATGCCTCAGAATCGTCAATATATTTACTTAGAATGGATACTGTATCTTCAGACTCAGGATCATAATCTTGCAATTCGGTTTTTGCCTCGACAAATGACTCTACAAGTTTTAACTCTGAGATATTAGATGCTATTAGTTTATCAACAAACTTTTCATATTTTTTAGCATCTGTTTTTTTACGAACTATTAACTTTACAATCTTGCCTTCAAGAGATCTTGTATCAAATGTTTGATGATTATTATCTTCATATTCAATAACCTCATACATCTTGAATGGATTATTAACTGGCGTCAACTCTAAAGTATCTGTGTCAAAAATATGGAATCCTCTAACATCACCAATATCATTGGCATATATCTCGTAAGGATTTCCTAAGTAAAATATCTTTCCGTCTGTCGATCTAGTGTGATAGTGACCAGAGAAGACATGGGTGAACTTCTTAAATAATTTGCGGTCCACACCTTCTTCCATGGTGTGTCCACGATAAGCTGGAAATCCGCTGAGCTCAAGGTGCCCCATCGCACATAAGCAACTTGTAGTTTTAATAGTCTGGAAAGTACTACTAGTGTTTTCTTCATTAATCCAAGGAATAAACAATACATTTAAATTATCTAGTTTAGTTTCTGTTGCCTCAGAATAAACTTTAACGTTCTCATATTCTCGTAAAAGAAGATCTACTGCATTTACTTCATTCGTGTTTTTATAATATGCAGTATGATTTCCTACAATTGTATGTACGGTAACACCAAGTTTTTTTAATCGATCATAATAATTATCCTTTGCCCAGGCAAGAGCAGCAAAATCAATTCCTTTTCTACTATCAAAAGTATCTCCCATATCTACAACGGTAGTGATACCATCTTCGATTAGTTTAGGAAAGAATACCTCATCATAGAACTTTAAAAAATAATCATGGAACAACTTGGAATTTTTACGAGCACCAAAATGTTGGTCTGTAATTATAGCAACCTTCATTGATATCTAGATTTAGAATGGACACTATCTTTAATAGAATTATAGTCCGAATAATTCACACCATCAATAAGATTGTCATCAAAGAACACTTCGTCGTAACCTGTTCTTTCAAGAATCTTATTTTTAATCTCTAATTGTTTTTTCTCTTTTTGTATTCTACGTAGAAACGCGTAGTGAATAATTTGAGTAAAATAAGCAAACGGGTTTTGAGACTTCTCAGGATCAAAATTGTGGATGTACTGGACACAGTTTTCAATCCCATCTGAAATCATGTCGTCTTTAAATATGTAGTTAACAAAATTAGGTTTAAACGACAGGTGAGTAGCAATTTTTAAAAAGCACTCTCCAAGATAGTTTGTGATTGGAGGTTTACCTTCCCAATGTTTTGATCTATCTTCTTTGGTTGGTTCTCTTTTATGCTTTTGTATAAAGTCTGTTTCGACTCTTGCTCTGTACTGAATTAAAGCTTCTAAGAGTTCTTTGTTGTTAACATAGTGTACGGATCTTTTTCTTTTAGTCATTGCACTACTGTTTATCATTACTCTATTTAATACTATTGTCTGTATTATAACACTTTGTCTTCAATAAACAAAGCTTGACAAGGGTCTCCAAACTGTGTACAATAACCTTTGTGGAGGTTCAGAAACAATATTAGCTTTCTTTATATAACCTTTCTAAGATCTCTTTAGTATCACTTACGTTACCGATCCTACCCATTTTTCTATTGATCTTCCTTCTGATTCCATGTGGATCTTCTGAATCAGAGAAGTTCTTAGACTCCCGTAACCAAGACTGATACATCATAATCATTTCAATATCCCTAGATTCACTCATGGTGATGACATCATCCATGTCAATAATAAACATGTCATCTCTTGTTGTCTTTAACCAGGGTTCTAGTTTATATCCTTGTTTGTTACCTCTAACTCTTACTTGAGAGTAAGTAATTGGATTAGATACTAAGAGGAATGTATTATCTTCTTCTATACATGGAGATACTTTAGTGAATATCTCTTCTCCAGTTTTTAACTTTATAGTTGCGTAAAAGTCATCTTCCATCATTTGACTATTCCTTTAAATTAACGTTTATAATCTCATAGTTAAAATTTTCTTCATTGTAAACTTTAATTCTTTCTATAAGATGGTTTAGTGTGTAATTCCTTCTTGCCTTATGTGTGCAATCATCAGATATATCATAAAGCATTGCTTTTGTTTTGTTCTTGCCTTTTCTTAAGACTCTACCAATAGATTGTAAATTACGTATTCTGGATTTACTGGGAGATGCAAAAACAACGTTGTGTAGGTTTCTTATATTTATTCCAGTAGAGAATACACCATAAGAAGCGACAATAATTGCATCACTTTCTCTCTCTGTAATTTCTCTTACTTGTTCTCTCTCCACAGTATCTACACCACCATGAACAAAAAATACTTTTCTGTTACTCTTCACGCTAGACTCAATAAGTTCAAATAAAGGTTTACCATGCGATTCTACTCTTGAGAATAGAATAAGAGTATTACCTTTTAAATCTATAGCAAGGTTTTTAATAAAATTATTCCTACGCTTATGTGATATAATAAATTGAACTTCATCTTCATAGGTAGGAAATATTTGTGGAGTATGTTTTAACACTAAACAAGTAATATCCAATTTTGACAAATGACCCTTTGCCATCAACTCTGCAGTTCTGACAATTTTGTAGGAAGGACCAAACAAACCTTCAAGAACCCATTTGTGGGTTTGAGTTCCATCAAGTGTTCCAGTAAATCCAAATCTATATTTTGCATCAGCAAGTTTAGTCATTATAGATATTAAAGACTTACTCTTAAAAAGGTGTGCTTCATCGCCAATGACCACCTCATAAGGTTCAAAAAATGAACGGTCAAGTTTATAAATTGATTGCCAAGTGGTTATTGTGACAGGAGCATCAGATACTTTTTCCCGTCCAGAATAAATTTTATGGCAATATGTCTGAGCGTCCCAACCATAATCCTCAAAGTCTTTATACATCTGCTCTACTAGAGATGTCGTTGGAACAACTAAGAGGATTTTTTTCTGCTTATCTGAGTAATACCGAACTACTGAATAAATCATCAATGATTTACCTGAGGCAGTTGGTGATATCAATAATTTTCTATTATGTCGTAAAGCATCGTATACTCCCTCAATTTGATAGTCTCTGGGACGAATTGAGGTAATAGAATTCATGTAATCCTTGACACCTTCTTTTGATATACCCTCATTTACTTCAAAGGGCATACCATAGAATTTATTATCTTCAAACTTGTACGTATATCTATAGTTTTCACAAAAGGATATTAATTTATCAAGTAAACCAATATACAATTGTTTTGATCTCATATCAAATAAGTGAATTTCCCCGTTCCAGTTTCTACCTCTATATTGAGGCATGAATTTGGCGTTAGGGACTTCAAATTTAAAGTAGTCTCTTAATTCATATTCAACGTGTGGTTCGCATTGAATTTTTAAAAACACCTCATTTGATTTTTGAATAATGAGATCATAGTTATTAACCATATCCTGCTTGGAATCGTAGGAACTCTATTGCATTCTTAATTTGGTAAGTTCTATTTTGAATTACCTTAAGAATACTTTCCAAGTAATTTAAAATGGTATCGTAATACTCAACTTTTAAACTGACTTGTGATAATTTTTCGTCAGCATCCAAATACTTTTGGAGCGTATCTTTGTCTCTAATTTTTTTGGGGAAAGGATTTTCTGTGTAGACTTCTGGATCTGCCTTTCCTGTAAAATACTCGTACCGTTCGTGTCTAATATTTTTGCGGGTCTGTTCCGCTTTTTTCTTCAGTAAAATTACGGTATTATAGATCTCAAAATATTTAGCATGTAAAACAGGAACGTTAATCGATTCCTGATGCAAATTATCCATATCAATGTGGGCGTCTTTTTCCCACATCTTCTGGATCTCATCCAAATCTAAAATCATAAAGGTTTGCCGTTTCTATCTAATATATTGTAAATAGTATACTTGAAAGATACCTCTGCCGTAAAGAATTCGGTATCTGAATTGGTAGCATCAAATTGCATGTCTCCCAAATCATATGGGAACATGTCTTTAAATACGACTTCAAACTGTGGTCTATTATTGCTATTCATAACAACAAGAGATCCATCAGAATAGATATTCATTGAATTACTATCATAACCAACATTATTTGTTTGATCTTCTTGGAAGTCATATATCTCATTTAAAGACTCTGGAAATCCTAGTCCTCTCATCCATCGTTGGATCTCCATGTAATTTTCGAGATTCTCATCAACAATAAATCTTAAAGTAAAATCATTAAATTGAATTTTATCTCCAGGAATATCAATGTTCTTGAGATATGATGGTTGCTCCGCAACACCAAGACTTAATCCTGGAATATTTGCAGAGTTTGAAAAGAATGATACCTTCCTTGCTCTCGTGAGAGTAAATCTAAACCCAATTGAAGATAGGAAGTTCCTATTTTGAATTTGATTACTATATGCGTTTCCTACTGCCACGGTTAGACGTACAAGTATATGGACTATTTAGATAAAAAAAGAGACCCTTGCGGGTCTCTTGTATACAGATTGTGAATCCGATGGATCACATGAGGTTCTTGATTTGAACTCTTCTGTAGTAACGGTTCTGGTTGACCTTGAGACGACCCAGACCTTGCTCGGTGCCTTCTGCGAAGGGGTTTGCAACAAGACCATAACGGGTCTTGAAGCCGATCTTGGGCTGGAAGGTGTTCTCGCCAACTGCACGTACCATCTGGAGGGGTACGTATGGGCAGTAGAAGAGACCTGCGTCGTAAGGTGAAGAACCCTTGTAACCTACAACGTAGTACTGCTGAGCAGCAACGTTTGCAGCATAAGGATCGATATAAACGCGATACTTACCGAGCAGAACACCAGCGAAGGTGTTGCCAGTGTCATCAACGTTCAGGTTAGCGTTGAGTGCTGGGGTGTAATCCAGAACGCCTGCCATTGACAGTGCCGAAGCAACGTCAGCAGAACACATGATTACGTTGCCCTTTCCTCTACGAGTTCTTTGTGCAATCGCGTTAGCGTCGCGCTCGATTTGGAACAGCAGACCCTTGAACTTCTCAACTGACCAACGACCGTTGGAGTCGATGTCGAGGTCGAATACGCCAGGAGTTGCGGTGTTAGCAGCAGCGCCTTGCTCAGCAACCTTATAGATGGTTCTGATAACTTCTCTGTTGATCTCAGCGAGGATCTCAGTGGAGAGAATGTTAGCAAGTTCTGCTTCTGCATTCAGACCATGAATTGCCTTCAGGTCTTGTGCAAGCTCAAGGCTGTATTCTGCCTTCAGTG